TGTAGGGATGCGGAGGTGATACAATGAGTGCATGGTTAATCGCTGTAACGGGCTTGATCTACCTCGGCGTGGCTTTGGAGCAGCTATACAAAGGCAATACGCCTATGTTTGTCTGTTACATTGGCTACGCATTCGCTAACATTGGACTCTATAGGATGGCATCGTGACCTTTATCTTTGAAACCTACATGGGTGACTGTTTGGTGACGGTTGAGGCGAAGATTCACCGGAACTACCGAGCCTCTATCCTGTCTCTGGCCATTGACGACAAGGAATTTCCTGTGGACAGCCTCAACGCCAAGGCACTGCAACGCCTGGAAGACGAAGCAGACGAGAAGGCAGCAGAGGTTCAGAATGAATACTAAAATGCTCATCAAGGTACGCAAGCTGTGGAATAACCCTGACGCCAGCGTGGAATTAAACCGTGCAAACATGCGGAAATGGGTGAAATCTGTTAGAATGTTGGGTTCTAATTGGCTTTTGGCTGTTCCTGTGGAGAAGAAGACATGACCCAAGACGACATCATCCGCATGGCGCGGGAGGCTGGGCTTCTGCCTCATCCAGAAAACATCGTCTACCAAGACCCAATGTTTGAAGGTCGCATCAAAACCTTCGCCACTCTTGTCGCCGCTGCCGAGCGTGAGGCGTGTGCGAAGCTGTGTGAATGGAAAACCGGACTTAAACCTGTAGACACAGCAATTGAAACATGTGCGGCAGCCATCATGGCAAGGAGCGAAAGTTGACAGAATCAAAGTTCGTTAAGCATATTGAATGCCCTTCGTGTAAAAGTTCAGACGCTAATGCGCTGTACGATGACGGGCACACTCACTGCTTCGCCTGTAACACTACGAGGGTAAGCGTGGAAGACACTCAACAAGCACCGAAACCGCCCAAGGCTAAGAGCCTGAGCGTTAGCGGCACTGTCAGGGGCATCCCTGAGCGTGGTATCAATCGACAAACCTGTGAAAAGTTCGGAGTCCTGCAAGATGATTCAAACCATTATTACCCGTATCTTGACAATGATTCTGCCATCGTCGCTTACAAGGTCAGGAATGTAGAAGAGAAGAAGTTCTCCATCCGTGGAGACTTCCAGCAGGCTAAGTTGTTTGGTCAAAACCTGTTCCACCAGGGAGGAAAGTATGTTACTTTGGTCGAAGGCGAACTGGATGCCCTTGCTGCTTACCAACTTACCGGGAGTCAGTGGCCTGTTGTGTCTATCCGTAACGGTGCTAACGCAGCCCTGAAGGACTGCAAGGCACAGTTTGAGTGGCTGGACAGTTTCGAGAACATTGTAATCTGCTTTGATGCTGATGAGCCTGGACGCAAGGCAGCCAAAGAAGTGGCTGAGTTGTTTGGGCCTAAAGCGAAGATCGTAAAACATCTGTCGGGGTTCAAAGATGCTTGTGACTACCTCATTGCTGGCGCGACTAAGGAATTTGTTTCAGAGTGGTGGAAAGCAGAAGTCTATGTACCGGACGGTATCGTTAACTCGGCTGATTTGTGGGACTCTGTTAGCACTCCCGAACAGCCTGCTAAGGCGCATTACCCGTGGAAAGGACTGAACAAGCTGCTGTATGGCATCCGTGACGCTGAACTGATTACAGTCACAGCCGGATCAGGCTTGGGTAAGAGTCAGTTCCTACGGGAAATCCTGTACGGACTGCTCAAGACAACGGACTGGAAGATCGGAGCCATGTTCCTGGAAGAGTCTGTACGCAAGACAGCACGAAGCATCATGTCAGTACACGCTAACAAGATGCTGCACTTGCCAGACACTCCAGTGACCGGCGAAGAACTGAAGGATGCCTTCGATGCGACTCTGGGAACCGGGCGTGTATTCCTGTTCGATCATTTCGGATCGCTTGAGATTGAGAATGTGCTCAACCGTATCCGTTACATGGCCAAGGCTTTGGATTGTAAAGTTGTGTTTCTGGATCACATCAGCATCGTGGTGTCAGGGCAGGACTTAGGAGATGAGCGTAAGGCCATTGACAATCTGATGACTAAGCTGCGGACACTGGTACAGGAGCTAGGGATTACGTTGTTCTGTGTGTCTCACCTTCGTAGGCCCACAGGCAATGCAGGGCACGAGGATGGACAGGTAGTGTCGTTGTCTCAGTTGCGGGGATCAGGGGCTATCGCTCAGTTGTCGGATGCAGTGATTACACTGGAGCGTAACAGCATGGCAGAGGATCACAATGACAGGCACACGACAAAGGTTTCGGTGGCCAAGAACAGGTACAATGGCTACACCGGCCCTGCGTGTCATCTGTTGTTTGACACTTACACAGGCAGAATGCTTGAGGTTGAGGAAACATTATGATGGACATAGAATCACTCGTGGCTCGGGTGTGGGAACTGGAGGGGAAGTATGACGAGCTACTAAGGAATCACCAGAGTCTAATCCACGAGTATGAAGAACTGAAAGCCAGATATGAAAAGGCTAGTGCTGGACATCGAAACATCGACGGATCACCGTACGATTCACTTGGTAATCACTAAAGACATTGACAGTAAAGAGATCAAGGTATGGAAGGAAGCAGAGACCCTCGGGGCGTATTTAAAGGACGCTACGTTAATAATCGGCCAAAACATTCTGGCGTTCGATGCACCGATCCTAAATCGTACTTGGCAGACGAGGATTCGTTTGAGCCAATGCTACGATACTCTAATAGTGTCAAGGCTGCTCGATCCGAGTCGAGAGCAAGGACACAGCCTGGAGGCATGGGGGAAGACACTCGGGAAGGAAAAGATTGACTATGCTACACGCTGGGAAGAACTTGCTGGACGGCAGCAGGCTTACAAGGGTGAATGCTTTGACAATCCTTTCCCTGACCTTCTGGTTGAATACTGTACGGCAGACGTAGAAGTCACTGAACTGCTGTACCGTAGACTGACAGAGGAAGTCACCCGCAAGGAGTTCAGTCAGGAGTCTGTTGACCTTGAGCACAAGGTTGCAGCCATCATTGCGGAGCAGGAACGAAATGGTTTCAAGTTGGATCAAGAGTACGCAACCCTGCTACTTGTTGACATCAAGGGAAGAATGGCAGAAGTATATGAGTCAATGCAGCAGCGATGGCCATCCTACGAAGTCCCACGAGTCAGCGAAAAGACAGGAAAGCAACTCAAGCCGTTGTTGGTTACTTTCAACCCAGGATCACGCAAGCAGATCGGAGAAAAGCTGATTGAGCTTGGGTGGAAGCCAGAGAAGTTCACCGAGACAGGACAGCCGATGGTTGACGAATCTATCCTGTCGAAGATCGAACTTCCAGAGGCTAAACTGATTGCTGAGTACCTGATGCTACAGAAGCGTGTGGCTCAGATTGAGTCTTGGATGGAGGCTGTAGGCTCTGACGGCAGGGTACACGGTAGGGTTATCACCAATGGCGCTGTAACAGGCCGGATGACGCACCAAAGCCCTAACATGGCACAGATCCCCAATGCAGGGTCTGTCTATGGGCCGGAGTGCCGTCAGTGTTGGACTGTTGAGTCTGGGAATGTCTTGGTTGGCTGTGACGCATCAGGGCTAGAGCTTCGGATGTTGGCACACTACATGAAGGATGACGATTATGTCAAGACGGTTGTGGAAGGGTCTTCCAAGGACGGAACTGATGTCCACACGAAGAATCAAAAAGCAGCAGGACTACAGACACGGGATCAAGCAAAGACGTTCATCTACGCTTTCCTCTACGGGGCAGGGCCATCGAAGATTGGTTCTATCGTTGGTGGGTCGGCAAAGGACGGTGAAAGACTTACGAGTTCCTTCCTTAATGCGACTCCCGCACTCAAGGCTCTACGAGATAAGGTATCCAAGTATGCAGGCAAGGGCTTTGTACCGGGGCTTGATGGTCGTAAGATTTGGGTTCGCTCCGAGCATGCAGCACTTAACAGCCTTCTCCAAGGTGCCGGAGCGATTGTGATGAAGAAGGCACTGTGCTTGTTCTATGACAAGATCAAGAAGAACAAGTGGCCAGTGAAGCTAGTTGCCAATGTCCACGATGAGTTTCAGTTTGAGTGTCACGCCAGTGTTGCCGATGAAGTAGGCAAGGCTGCACGACTGA